TTTGCCAAATCGGCTGTTGCCTTGGCTATGTTGTAAGCATCTACAAGATCCCCGACAGTGCTTGAGGTGTCCGTATAACTTCCGCCGCCAATCGCTAATGTAAGCGCCGAACGCAAAACGCCTTCCAAGTCACCTTCTGACGCCGCAAGAGCGCCCTGCGTGCCAATTAAGAAAGGATTGCCCGTTACAGTCGCTGCCACTGCAAGCGCAGCGGGGCCATACGTTTGCAGAAAACTTTTTTTATTTTGCTGCTGAAATCCCTGGATTCGGATAGCGTTATCGTAGGTGGCTATTGCCCGCCTTATATTCAGGTTTTCATATCCAGATCCCGCCTCCATCGCACGATACATTTCGGGGTAGTTTTCCCGAATATGGGCTACGATTTCCTCATTGCCGCCGGTTGTGATCCCCTTTTTGAACCAATCCGTCGCCAGCTTGTTTATAAAATTATTACCAAAGAAGTAATTGCCATGCCTTGGGTCTGAGGCTGATTCGCTTACATTTCCATCTGCATCAGTCCATCCGTATTGATCCGCCACAGACCACGGGACGTCATATCGAATTTGCTTTGCGCCGATAGGGTTATAAGGAGCATCACCTGGCGGCCCAAAAGCTCCGGTTTCCTCGTAAGACTCCCTCATTTCGGGGGGCAACGCGCCATAAAGTCCGCCGCCTTCTTGGAAAGCTCTTTGGGCCGAGGTCAAAGCCATTAGCGAACGCCTCCCGATTTCACTTTCGCCCTGACGCCAAGTGCGTGATCAAACCCGCCGGCTATATCTACTCGGAATCTCATGTATCTCGCCGCATCTCTTAAATTGTGCTCTCCCGTGGCTTCGTTCTGGGTCACGCCGGAACTATACGTGTGATCGCTCGTCAAAGTGTTTCTGGTAGCCAGATAGACGGTATTGGTGGCCGTAGATCCCTGCACCAAAGGTCTAACGTTGTCGCAGTACAAAACTGTCCCATCTTCGCTTGCGACCTCCGCAGTCTCTAATCTGGCGGTCAGCGCACTACCGGAGAAATCACCGCTTTTATGCGCCGTATCAAAGCCAAACAAACCCAGCCTTCCGCCACGCCACAAATCGCTGTCCAAAGACGCGGGTAACGCATCAATGCTTGAGTTTACCGAGTCCAGTCCTTCGAGCGTGTAGCCCGGGGAAAGACCCTCAAAGATACATTCAGTATCGAGTACCGCATACGACCATTGAGCTGTTTTCCAGTCGTAAATTAGCAGCTCATCCGGCCCCGATGCACCGTTCGAATACGACCAGACGACATGAGCATTAGCTACATCAATCGCCGCCGTGATCCGATAATACTCATCGACGTTAACGCGCTCCAAGAACCATAAATCTATCTTCTTGTCGCCGATTGGAACCGTATCGCCACCAACGTCATATCTTTGGAATCCGTTTTCAGACAGGTAATAAATAGAATTTCCGTACCTGACGACAGATCGGGGGGCCGGCGTTCCTATCTCGGTCTGAACTTCGTTGAATCGAAATGCTAACGGAGGCCCGACGTATTCCATCGTCCATATCGAGCGTTCTTGAAATATCACCCCAATATCGCCTGATGTGATCGCCTGAATCCTACCGCCATTGCCCACCAGATCCTGAAAGTCAGCTTGTGTGCCGGGAACTGTTCCCCAACTGGTTTCCTGCTCCAATCCTGACCATTGAACTCTATTTGGGAAATTATTCAGATTCCCGATAACAACAAATCCGCGAACAGAGCCTATATGCCTTGCCTTGGGTGGGCTTCCGCCCAATGCCGCAAAGTTGCTCGATCCGTCAAGAGGACCGATTTGAATAACGTCTGCATAATTTGTTCCGATGGCATACTCACCCCATTTCAGGAACTCCCAGTTATCCTGGGTCGCATTGGTGTATGTCGCGCCTGATTTATCCGACCACGTTCCCCCGGCATAGCGATATAATTTGGTCGCATCCCCGGCAAACATGACGACAGTGCTATTTTTATCCTGAACCGCGATAGCGCCCCTTGCCCTCGCGGTCAGCGCATTGGAATCGATTGCCAGCGTAGAGAATGGCCGATACGTCCCTTGATGTGGGATGACATTTTGAGCGTGAGTCGCACCCGGATTCCCAAGTTCGCTCAGATCAGGTAGAAATTCTCCGAATCGAACGTCCATTACGGCGTGGGCGAGTCGGTTTTAATCGCCACCGATCCTTGTGTTGTTCGGCCCTGCCGATAGGTTTCCGATGCACTCCATGAGCCGGATTTGTACTGGCCTAAAGAATTAGCGGCTCGGGCGTCGTCCTGAATGAATGTAAACGCATGAAACAGCGTCGCAGAAAGATAGACATCAGGGTAATTGGTCAAAACCCAGTTAGTCGTCGCCGAGTCTGAGAGTGCCGTGATTTGGGGCCAATACGATAATTCATAGGCATAAGCAGCATCAGGGGCCACATTCAGCTCAATGACGTCGCTTATTGTATAAAAAGACGGCAATCCTTTGCCAGATTTGCGATGCAAGCTCAGCTCGTTAGGAGCCAGATACCGTAAAACGGTGTAATTGTCGCCCGTTAGATTAAAGCGATACATCTCTAAATAATCCGATGGCAACGATAACGTCGCAGTCCCAATAGTTAGCGTGCCGGTGGCCCTGGAAATGTTTGACCTGATGCCGCCAATATCGGGGCTATTCGAGGGCGCGGGTTCGCGCTTTAGGAAAGTTTCAGCCAAATCAATGAACTCATCGTAATACGATGTTAAATCGTCCCGTGCAGTCCAGTTGCCGATGGCTGTTTTTAGTTCAGCGTAGGTCGTGATTGCCATTGTTTTTTCCGCTCATTTATACCGGATATAACCAGTTTAGCGTGAACCGAATCGCCCATCAGTTCAAGCCAGCTGCAATTCCCAAGCATGGCCTCATATTCAGCCCACCATTCCGCACTGTAGTCACAATTTCGAGTCTCTGCAAAGTGAGGAATGCCCGCCGTGTAATGAATAATCGACGGACTACCTTCCGGTTCGTCATAACCGACACAGAAATTCCATTGCGGAGGCAGCTCGCCCACGCTTTCGGCCCAGTCAAATGTATTGGGTTGATTGGTTTCGTCGTTGATGTAATCGGCGGTCAACGTCGTGCATTTTTCATTGTTGAACAACATCAGGGAAGGCCATTCAAATCGTTCTTTGCCTTTAACGACATAAACATCATGGTCTCCTTCGGTCAGCCCGGCCAATTTGGTAATGTCGTCCAGAACCAGCATGTCGGCATCCAGAAACAAACTCAATCCTTTATAGCCGCTTAATGCGGGGGTCAGGTAACGTGTAAAAGTGAAATCGGTCAGTCCGACCCGTGTGATCGGGGTAGCCGGTAGAATCAACGGAATCACCGCAACAGGTACTGACGCTCTCCGAACGATGCTCCATTGCAGCACGTTGTAGGCGATGGGTTGTCTTGGATCGACGCCAATGTAAATCCTCATACCGCCACCTCCCATTTCCACTTTGCATCCGGTACCCGAATGAAATCTTCTAGCCGCTTTTGAACGGCCTTTATTGCCCCTTCAGTGCCTAATTCCGGCCTTCTGTAGAACTCCACGCTTTCCCAGTATGGACACGGGCCGGTGACGCCTTCGTGGAAATGAGGCTGATCGTGAATCAAAACCAAGGCCGGTTTGCCCAAAGCGCCGCATAGATGATAGATCGTCGTCGGAACGCACACCACGGCGTCTAAACAGCTCACCAGAGCCGCTGTATCGTCGTAGTCTGCGCTCTGAGTACCCCACGGGTAGTCCAGCACCTTTATGCCTGTTTCGCGCTCAAACAGGCCGATCTCGTCGCTTTTGTCCTTGTATTCGAGAGACACCCAGTCAAAATCCATTTCCAGTAACGGGCGCAAGTCCTTTAGTGTCAGGCTACGGTCTCGCCAACCGGCAGATCCGGTTTTCCCGCCTGTCCATGCGATGCCTATTTTCGGCTTAGATCCGTTGGAATTAAGCAATCCGCGCCATTGCAAAACCTTTTCCCGCATGGGCTTCAAATACGCACCTCTTGGCTTAATCTCGGCCCATTGCATCGCTGTTGCCATTGAAACCTGATAATCGCTTTTCAGCTCCCAATCAAAGTCCTTTTTATACATATCGCCGAACACTTCAGAGAACGGGAAATTTCTCTGAAACAGCTTTTGCAATTTATCAACGCAGTTAATTTGCGCGGGCTTTATAGGCATCGCGCCCATAAATACGATTTGATCCCCAAGTCCCTGATCGCCATAAACCAAAACTCGACCTTCCTGGCCTTCCCATTCCGGCAAGCCGTAATCATGCTTTATCCGATAATCGTGATGCCCCAATTGGAATTGATAGTGATACCAGCCTTCTTTCCATTCCCGTTGATGGAGCTTTGCGAAGGCAAGTGCAGTATGGGCCTGATGGTGATCTTCGATTTCAAGACTCTTTCTGGCCCATTTTTCGGCCTGGTGCCAGTTGAATGCCTGTGAATAGGCGTTTGCCAAAAGACGATAGACCAAGGCCCGATCTCGGTCTCCCTCCCCGCTGGGAATGGCTTTCAGTGCTTGTTTGAGCGTCTTGTGTGCGTTCGGCTTCTGTAGATTGGCTTCTACGGCCCCCAGCATTGTCAGGGTGCGCCAATTGCGGTCTTTTTGAACTGACTGGAGCGCGACAGGATAAGCAAACGGAGCTTTGCTTGCATCCATGAAAAACCGCGTTAAAGCGATCCAGCCATCTACGTCATCCGGCTCGTTATATAGATGCTCGATTAAAAGGTTGCCGGCAAACTCCAGATCGTTATGTTCGAGAGCTGCGTGCGCGTCTTCAACAAGACTAGACACGTCCCGTTCCGGTTCTGAGATAGGCCCAGTCACGATCATTCAGCAGCTTTTTAATCTGCGGCCAATGGCCTCGATTATATATATCGATCCCTAATTCCTTTTTCCACTTGACCATCACGGAGTTCGGAATTGAAGCCACATGCCACCAGTTGTTCTTGATGCCCTGCTTTGAATACTCATTCAAGCCCTTGGCACCCCCGGTATCAAAGTTCCTTACAGCCTGATTGCTATCCAGCAGGGGTTCAACGTCCTGAATTTCAGCAATCGTCGTTTCCCTGGTTATTGGATCGTAATCGTGCCATATCTCAGTCTGAGTCTCGGCATCGTAATCAATCAGTCGCTTCATGCGTGACGCTTCGACCCATTGCCGAATGTGGCATGTTTAGGCATCTGTGAAGTACCGCCTTTTGTGAAATTGCCGGTACCTTTCATGCGTTGACTTTTATTACTCGAAAAGTTTGAGCCGCCTGTCATGCTGCTCTTTTTATTCGAATTAGAGCTGTTCTTTTTACCGTAGCCTTTGGGCATCTTATTTCCCCTGTTCCACGTGAAACATTAAAAAGGAGGGGCGGCGGACCGCCCCCCAAGGTGGTTGTAAGTGCTGTTGCGTAGGAACACTTACGATGTGGTTGTCGTGTAAACCTTGCCGGACGCGGCCTCATTTAATGATGCCAGCGTGTATTCAGCAATCAGCATACGTCTATCCGAATCACCTGTCTTGCTCAGTTCGGTGGTCTGGATTGGACGCAGATAGCACACGGCCCAGTATTCCATATCCAAAGAAAAGATTGTCGCTGCTGGCTGAAATCTGTTAGCCACGATCTGATGCTGTCCAAAATCGGAGACATAGACATCCGCCGCGCCGATAATCGAACCGGGCGACATTGGGCCTGACGGCTGTGCATCTCTATACAGCGTGCCAATACCCGAAAATCCTGATGCCTCTTGCTTATTGAACGAGCCACACATGATGACTCCTGGATTCCCGCCGTTGTCCCAGCATTTTTTAACGACAGACTGAAGGTTGGCTTCAACGAATGTCGCTGCCGTTCCCGCAGTTGGATCGGTGCCTGGAGCGCCGGAAGTCGTCGCTGGCGTCGTAGCGGCTGCACCCTGCTGCACCTGGTTGGTTGAAAGCCACGCGCCCAAACCCGCTAGGTTTCGAGCCGTAGCTGCACCACCAGCCGAAGCTGCCTGGTTGCCGCAAAGTGCCGTTTCCATATCACGCTTCAACTCTCTGCCGCGCTTTGAAATCTGATAGCTCAGCTCGTCAGCGCGACCGGCTGTATCAACAGCCCGAAGGGTTCCCGTTACGCGGGGAACTTTCGTGGAGATTTGAGTGTAATTGCCGAGCCTGGAGGTTGCCGATGCCGTATTGGTTGTCGCATCGTCACCCTCTATCACAGCGTTATTAGCCGCAGCAGCAAGCGAGTCGGTCTGCCACTCGTACAAAGTCATCGTCGCTGTTTCGCGCCGAGCATTGGTCAGAAATGGGGTGTCCATCGGGGTAATGTCGAAAATGATATCCGACAAGTCCTCGCGCTCACCGACAGCGGAGTATGTCTGATATGAGCCAGTTGGTACGGCCATATACTTATCCTCTTAGTCGATGGTGAATTAAAGCAGCGGCGTCGTCTACGGAGCCTGATTTTTTCAAACTGCTCCGCATCCTGCCTTCTGCATCCTTTTTGGCTGCGCCTTTAGACCGCTTGGCTCCCGGTGTGAGAACTTTTTTGCCTAATTTAACAACCTTTTTTGTCGCGGCTTTCCCTGTAGATTGCATGGCATCGTATTTCATCGCCTTGCGAGCTAACACAATAGCGCGATGATCATATGCTTCGTCAATTTCCTGCGGGTTGTAGCCACTTTTAAGGAGATAATCGCGCAGCGATGCTTGCTCGGCTTGCATAACGCTTTCATCCTTCCACTCCGGCACTTTAGCCATCATTGAACGATGCTCTCGCTCTATGGCTTCGGCCATTTGTCCTTTATGTTCTTCTGCTCTTGTTTGTTGATTCCTGTCCCATTCCTGGGCGGAATCTTGTCGCATTTTAGTCAACGCCGACTGGCGTTCCTGAAATTCCTGTCGCCTGACAGCCCATTCGGTCGGGTTGTTGGCACGCAGTTCGTTCC